AAAATTAGAACCAATAAATCCCAAACCACCAGTCACAAATATAGTCATAAAACCTCATGTTATAATTGCTTTAATCCTGTTCTGCTTTCTACCAACGCCTTTGGATAAATTCCTACGCGAACTCCAGTGTATTGCACATTGTTGTATTTAAATCCACGTTTTCTTCTAAAGGTTCCAGCAAATACAGGCTGATATCTATTTGTAAAATGCGATAAATCACCAGAAACACTCATTGGTGAAAAGACCAACTTAAATGTGTTAAATGTTCTTTGTTTTATTAAAGTCGGTATTCCTTGCCCAATTAACGTGCAATGTTGCAATCCAAATTTTTTATTTTTTGTTGTATACTCAGGTCCAAAAATTGATCTACATATTAGCGTTTTATCTTTTACTGGTCTAAACACTGGCGAAGTTAAACCTTTTTTCGGATCTACATACTTCGCTGTATTCTTTAAAAAATCTTGAACTTCATTATGATTATATATTTCATCCCCAGCTTTTTCTGTTATGCCACCATACTGTTGAAATACTTCTGGTCCACCCGCTTTTTTATGTGATATAAAAATGTTATCTTGTGAAAATAAATCTTTTTTATCTCTGTATAATATAATGTCAGTTTTTGGATCTGCAGTAACGCCACCCTTCTTTTTGATTGATGTGTCTACTTGGATCGCTCCTGAAATCATTCTAAATGTCCCAATACCATCAACAACTATATTGATAGGACCTTTTTGCCTTCTAATAAAATTGTTTATGTAATTGACAACTTGTCGTTCATATTGTGTTGGATCTTTGCCTTCATCATCCATTATTCTTATAAACCTTTTTCAAAAATCGTTTCCAGATTTTAGGATCTTGATTGCGGAAATTTTTACGATACATGAAGATCGCTTCAGACTCTTTCCACCCAATCTTATGCGCTTTCCTTAGTTTATTTATATCTAATTTCTCAGCCTGAGTTTCATATGCATGCGCGTCTAACTCATCTGGGTTCCCATAATACATTGCCTTCATTTTGTTTTGTTTTGGTTTTGGCTTGTATTCTTTTTGTAGAAGCAATGGGCGTTGCTTATGTTGATGCTTATGGCGATACTCGTGATGAATTGCGCGAATAATTTTTACTGCAAGGTTTTTTGCGCCTTGTTCAGTTATTATAATCTTTTTAGTATCAGCAGGAAAGTTTAAACAGATGTAGATATGTTCAGGAATAATATCGGATATTCTCATACAGTAATGTCCATTGACAATTACATTATGATCAGGATAGTATTCGTCCTCGAATCTCTCAGAAGAAAAGCAAACGATATTTGATTTGAATGCTTTATTCAGTTTACGAATCATAGAAGGAATATGCTTCTCTCCGACCCAATTTTCGGCAAGAGCATAAACCTTCTTTTCTATTTTCTTGAGTTGCATTACACTTTTAGATTCTTAAACTTATCTGTGCTTCGACCACGTTCAAAGACTGGCTTCGAATCATTTTCTTGCATTACAGCATCTTGGGCTTTTTGCTCAAGATCATAAAGTTTCATCTTTGCGCGATCAATGCCAACCGTGAATCTCTTATGAAGATTCGGATCATTATAACGATTCTTCAACTGCTTCACTAGAATCTGGTTTAACTGCTGCAGTTCTTCAGTGCTAACTAATGCAAACATAAAGTCTGCAGTTGCTGGCAAACCAAATGACTCAGAAGTATCTTCTAGCCCAGGGTCCGAATTGCTAAAGCCAGATCGAGTCGTCTGAGTAGCCGAAACAATCGGAACATTATTCTCCACCGCCAAGCCGCGAAGTTCTTCAGCAATCGCTTTGATATAGGTATATGAATTGACATTTGCACCTGCCTTAATTCTAGCCGAAGCGCATATATTTAGATAATCAACAAAAATAATATCTGGGCGAAAATTTTTCTTTAGAGCGAGGTCATTGATCAGTGCTCGGAAGTGAGCAGGATTGGCTGATGCAGTTGGATATTCCTTGATAATCAACTTACCCTTGACGGAAGTCTTCAGTTTACCCATACGCTTCTCATACATGTCTTTCGGCATGTTCATGAGATCCTCTAGAGTCACATTAAGAAGATTTGCGTCAATACGCTCAGCGATCTTCTCCTCAGCCATTTCTAGAGTAATGTATAGAACATTGTAGTTTTGAACCAAGCAACTAGCAGCCACATGGCACATAAACAGAGACTTGCCGACGCCAGTGCCTGCAAGAGCAATGTTAAGGGTCTTTTGCGGCAGTCCTCCTTTAGTGATCTTGTTGAAATACTCAAGATCGAAGGGGATGCGTTTTTCGATACGATGATAGAAATCATACCGATCAGCGTAATTATCCAAAAAGTCGTGACCAATATGAGGATCGAAACTAACCCCCAGAGCATCAGACAAAAGAGTAGGAATGCTTCCTTTGCCCCTCGCTTGATCTTTGCCATCAAGTATCTGAATGCTGTCCATGATAGCATTATAGATTGCTTTTTCTTGGCAAAACTTTTCTGTGGTGTCAAGAAGCCACTCGAGTTTTTGCTCTGATTTGTCATTCGAAATTTCCTTTAGAAGTTCGAGTGACTTATTTAACTCTCCTTCAGTGAGTTTAGTCGACTCCTGAAGAGCAATCTCCATCGCTGCAATCGGTGGAAGACTGTTGTATTTCAGAATGAACTCTTTTATTTCCTCGAATACCTTTTTTTCGTGACTTTCGGTCAGATACTCTTTCTTCAGAAAGGGTAGAGTCTTCCTCATGAAAGGTTCGTTCCGCATCAGATTCGACAAAATCAGTGTTTCTGTTTTCATTGTCTTCCTTCATCGCATTGTCAACTGCACTTAGAATTATACTACGCATTACATTAGAAGTAAATCGTTGAAATGATTTGCTCTTGGTATCTGCGTTGTTTAAATTTGAGATAATATCATAATCAAAGTGCATCAAATTATCATCGCCGACTTTAACATCAGTAAACTCAACAATCACACCTTCATATTTTCCCAAGAATTTAACAGCAAAACTTCCAGGTGGACCATTAAGGTCCACGAAGAAGGTGTATTGTTTGTCAACTTTGAAGAATTTCTTGACATACCAAAATTCTACTTTAGCAATTAAATCTTCAAACATCTTCATCCTCCGCAGAATTAAATGGAAGATTAGCAGCAATCGCAGAACTAAATTGATAACTATTGCGAATCCATTCTTTAAACTTCTCATCAGAAATAATACTATCCCAAAATTCTGGGCATTCAGTATCAGCCAAACGCCATTTTTTACCATCAACTTCGCCAGTTACAGTATTTACTTTAGCATACCAACCAACATTTGGCTTCGTAACATGACCAGACTCAAGTGCAATATCAAGAAGACCGCTGTAACGAGAAATGCCGCCATCGAAACGAACTGTGACAGGGATCTTTGCTTTCTCGCGAACATAACGAGATTTCTCCACATTGATGATAAAATTATAACCTATTAGATCCTGACCATCTTTTTCCTGCTGACGACCAAGGATATAAATGTTATCAGCCGAGTAGTAAGAGCCTGTTCCGCCGCCAACAATATCCTTGGGAAACATACCAATTTCTTTGTAGGTATGATTTACAACCACCATAGGAATGTCTTTCAGCGTAAGGTGTGGTGTCACCATACGGAACAGGGATTTTATTTGCTTTGCGCGGCTCATGTCAGCGACTGACTTTTGATCTAACGCATCCTCAACTTCTTTCTTCGAAGCCAAGTTACCAATTGAGTCAATGACGATCATCACACGCTCGCCACGCTCGATCTGAGTCAACTGTTGCATAATATCAAACTTCAATTGCTCAACGTCCGTGATTGGAGTATGAACAACACGATCGGTATCAATACCGAACGAAGTGAAGTAATTTTGCGGAGTGCCAAACTCTGAGTCATAAAATAGAACAACAGAATCAGGATACTTATCTTGATATGCCTTTGCCATCAAGAGACTGAATGCAGTCTTGAAGTGCTTTGATGGACCAGCCCACATTGTAAGTCCAGGAGTGAATCCGCCATCAAGATCACCAGAGAACGCGACATTCACTGCGGGAATAGATGTTTGAATCATATCCTTTGCTGCAAAGAACTTTGATTTCGCAAGAATAGCAGTATCTTTAATAGTAGAATTCTTTTTAAGTTTATCTAATAGGCTCATTTAGATTCTCCGTTTTGATTTGTATCTATTATATAATGTTCTAACCGAAAAAGCAATCTAATGAATCAACTTTTTCAGATTGCCAATTTATAGAGGATAAGATTATATCTAGTGGTTCAAGAAAAGATTTTTGAAATTGTAAATCATAATCAATATATTGATCTGCACCCAGTTGCTTTGGTATACCAGACAAGAACGCAAGAGTATTATTATTGTAAATATTCGGTTGCTTCAAGTAGATAAATTTAATTTTCTCACCTTCTTGAATTAATTGATATTTTTTGGTAAGGTTTTTATTTTTTAGTAAATGATTATAAACCAAAGCACCCTTGACATGAATTGGTGTTCCCTTCTTAAAGATATTCGCAGCATCTGCATATTCTTTTAGACCATTCACAGATCTTGGGAATGCGATGTCTTCAACAGGAAGTGTTTTAAATTCATGACGAAACTTTTCAATGAACTTGTGAAGATCATCTTCAGTTTGCGTCATGACAATATTGATTGCCTCTTTAATCTTCACGCGACAAGCAGATGGTGTTGAAGACTTGACTGCCTCAAGACCCATGATCTTAAGTTTAGGTTTCGCATACGCA